TGCCAGAAAGGCGGCGGCCTGCATTTCCATTACAAACGCCTGGCCAAGCACCTGCGGGATCATTACCGCAGGCACGGCCTGGAGGGCGCCCTGTTCCTGATGGATTTTCACCACTTTTTCCCGGACGCGCCCCACGCGCTGCTGTATGAGCGCCACCGGGACATGATCCTAAACCCGAACCTGCGGCAGCTGGCCGATCTGGTGGTGGCCTCTGTGCCCGGCGGCGTGGGTATGCCGCTGGGCGTGGAACCCAGCCAGCAGGAAATGGTGGCGCTGCCGTCCTCCCTGGACAACCGGATCAAAGCCCAGCTTTCGATCCACGGCGCTGCCCATTACATGGATGACTATTACACCATTCTGCCGTCGAAGCAGGCGGCGGAGGTGACCGCGGCGGACGTGATCGGCCACGCGGAGGCCATGGGCCTGCAGGTCAACGCCGGAAAGTCAAAGGTGGTTCCGTTCTCCAGGCCGTTCCGGTTCTGCAAAGCCAAGTTTCAGGTGACGGACACCGGCGCCGTGAAGATCCACGGCTGCCGGGACGGCATGAAACGGGCGCGGCGGAAACTGCGGCTTTTCCAGGCGCGTGTGGCCAGCGGTGAAATGACGGTGGAGCAGGTGGCCCAATGGCTGCAAAGCCCGATTTCCTATTATGAGAACTTCAACGATCACGGCAGGGTGCTGAAACTGCGGCGGCTATTCTATGCGATTTTCAAAACGGAGGTGTGAACCATGTTCAAGATCACGAAAGACGGGGCGACCCTGGCCATGACCGAGGCCCCCAACTACATCAAGCAGGCGGAAAACGGCTGTTTCGTGCTGTGCCCGGAGGCGGAAGCCACGGGGATCGCGCACAACGGCACCGTTTACCACCTCCTGGGCCGCCCTGATATGGAGGGGGCGGAAATCACCGTCATGCTGGAGGAAACCGACGCCGGCGCGGAGATCCAGAGCGCCAGCGAAAGCGCCACGGAAAACGCCAAGCTGTCCGGGCAGTTATCAGCTGCCGCCCGTATGTATGTGCAGGCGGCCACGGACGTGCCGGACGAAACAGCCCTGCAAATGCCGGATCTTTTCAAGACCTGGGCGGAGGTTCTGGCAGCTGGCCAGACCGTGCCGCAAAATACGATCATCAATGACGGCGGGACCCTGTACCGTGTTGTGGCTGCCGGCGGCGTTCTCCCCCAGGAACACCAGCCGCCCCATGGTGAGGGTATGCTGGCGGTGTATCGCCCCATTGACACCACCCACGCGGGCACGTTGGAGGATCCGATCCCCTGGGTGTATGGAATGGACTGCACCAGCGGCCTGTATTACTCCTGTGACACCGTTGTGTACCTGTGTAAAGCCGACATGAAACCGTGCGTATGGGCGCCCGGAACTGCCGGTGTGTGGCAATGGGAGGCGGTGGCGTAAAGAATGGGATCGGCCTATATCGTAAGAAAACGGGCGCGGTTCATGAGTATCAACGGCCCCGTGAACCTCCCGTATGGCACCCCCGTGGACGCTGCGGACGGGTTCCTGGTACATAATGGCCGCCCCCTGTGCGCGGCCACCAGCGAGAGCGCATACCGCTATTTTGCACGAAACGACGACGGAAACGGGAAAGCCCGCGGCGCCCTGATTGACGCCATCACGGCAAAGCTGGAGCGGAAAGACGCCGGCCATCAAATGCGCTGGGATCTCCTGTGGAGCGACCCGGAGGCGCAGAAATTACGCCACCCGGATCATGCGGATTTCTGGCTGTGGGGCCACGTCTTTTTTGAGGCGGACATGGCAGACCTGGAACACGTCGCCGCGCTGATCGGTGCGAGGGGGTGACGCTGCCATGGATTATATGAAACTGGTGGCGGATCTCTGCCAGATCATCGACCGGCAGAACGAGATCACCCAGGCCATGGCGGAGCAGCTGGGCCAGCGCGACGCCCTCCGGTATGCGGAGGAAATGGCGGCGGTCCGGCGGGACTACGCCGACGCTATGGGGGAGGTGGACCCGTGCAAAAGCTGATTGAAACACTTTCCACCGTGAGCGTGGGGCAGGTGCTGGCCGGCGGCGCCGGTGTGATCGCGCTGGCGTCCGTGTTCATCGAAATTACCCCGGTGAAGATCAACCCCGTTTCCAAGTTCCTGGCCTGGCTGGGGCGGAAGATCAACGGCGAAGTCATTTCCAAGGTGGACAAGCTGGAGGAGCAGATCACCACCATGCAAAAGGTGAACGACGAACAGGAGGCCATAAACTGCCGTTACCGGATCCTGCGGTTTGGGGACGAAGTGAAGCACGGCACCCGGCACAGCCAGGAGCATTTCGAGCAGATCCTGGCCGACATTGACGCATACGAAATCTTTTGCAAGGATCACAAGGATTTCAAAAACAACAAAACCAGAGTGACCACGGAGCGGATCCTGGACGTTTACCGCGAGTGCGTGGAAACGGACGATTTTCTGTAATGGGAGGCAGCCGTGAAAATCTTTATTGTGGCCGCGGCGGCGTGGGCTGCCGGTGCCCTCCTGGGCTACTGCGCGGCGCGGTGGGCATACCGCCGCCTGCGGAAACGCCTCCGGGCGCTGCGTGAGGAGCAGAAACCGGCCAAGGCGAAGCTGGGCACCATGGACAGGATCCTGGTGCTGGAGGCCGTTTTCCTGATTTCCTACACGGTGGCCGATCTGGTGGTTTTCTGGCACACCGGATCCGAGCCTGCCACGCTGACCGGCTGCGTGTTCGGCGTGTGCGGCCTGGAAAACGGCGTCATGGGCTGGATTAAGACCAACAAGGACAAGGCGGCGGACGCCGCCGGAACGAGCGGGAGCGGCACCCAGCCGCCCCCGGAGGAACCGCCCGCGGGCACCGGCGAACCACCGGACGCGGGCCTGTGAGGAGGTATAAACATGACTGGAAACGAACTGCGCCGAAAGGTGGCTGACATTATCAACGCATGGGACGGAGCGACCAGGGGCAGCGCCAAGCACCTGGAGATCCTGAACATCTACAACAACCACAAGCCCCTGGCCAGAGGCTACCGCGTACAGGTGAATGACGCCCATTGTGCCACCACCACCTCCGCGGCGTACATCAAGGCCGGGATCGCGGAGTACACCGGGACGGAGTGCGGCGTGGGAAAGTACGTCGAGATCGCCAAGAAAAAAGGGATCTGGACGGAGAGCGACGCGCACACCCCCAAAGTGGGCGACGCCTGCGTGTATGACTGGCAGGACGGGGCCGACTACGCCACCACCGACAACACCGGCGCCCCGGATCACATCGGCATTGTCACCCAGGTGGGCGGCGGCACCTTTGTGGTCACCGAGGGAAACATGAACGGCGGCAAGGTGGGCAAGCGCACCATGAAAGTGAACGGGCGTTATATCCGCGGTTTCATTACCCCGGACTTTGACATGATCGCCCGGAAGCTGGGCGGCACGTCCGGCGGGACGGCGGACAAGCCCACGGAGCCGACGACCCCGGCGGCGGGTACATACACCGTAAAGAGCGGCGACACCCTTTCCCGTATTGCGGCGGCGCACGGCACCACCGTGGCCAAGCTGGTGGAGATCAACGGCATTAAAAACCCGAACCTGATCCGCGTGGGCCAGGTCCTCCACCTGCCCGGCGGCGCCATCAAGTACACCGTTGTGGCCGGGGACACCCTTTCCCGTATCGCCGCGAAGTACGGCACCACCGTGGCCAAGCTGGCAGCGGACAACGGGATCAAAAATCCGAACCTGATCCATGTGGGCCAGGCTATCACCATCAACAAATAATTTTGCCGGAGGTGCTGAAATGGTCATTTTCGAGGCGCTGGCCTGGGTGCTTTCCCTGGCCGCTGTGGTCACTTGGCTGGTGGCCCTGGTACGCTGGGACGGTTCGATCCCCTGTGATCGGAGCCAATGCGAAAGCTGCCCATTTCCGCGGTGCCACGAAAATGGCCAGGACGGCACCGGGCAGGAATGAGAGGTAAAAATGGAACAGACTATTATCCGCCTGGCCATCGGCCTGGTTCTCCTGGTGGCTGTCAACGTCGTGCTGGGCAGCCTGAACGCCCTTTTTGACGGGACTTTCGACCGTATCAAATGCCGGAACGGCGTCATTAAGGGGATCATTATTGCCGCCTGTTTCGTCGCTTTCTATGTGGCGGGGCGCCTGAACCCTGATATTGTGGCAATCGACATTGACGGCGAAACGGTCAACGTGGCCACCGCTGCCAACCTGGCCATGGTGACGGCCTATGTGCTGTATGCGAAAGACGTTTTTTCCAAGCTGTCCAAGCTGGTTTTGAGCAAAACGAGCGGGACGCCGGAGCAGACCGGCGGCACCACGCCGCCCGCGCTGGAGGAACCGGCGGACGCGGCGGAGAACACTGCGACAGAATAAAAAAAGGAACCCCGGCGCCGCCATGGCGTCGGGGTTCTTCTGCGGGTCACCTGCTGGCAGGCATAGCCCGCACGACTGTTTTTCTGCTGTATTCATCGGTGAGGACCAACACCACACCGCGCCGCCCATCGGCCAGCGGGACCGTGACCGCCTCCAGCGTAACAGCCGGGGCCGCTTTTGTCGTTTTCTCCATTCTCATTTCCTCCCATTGAAAAGTTTACGAAGCAGCCGGATCCCGTAGCGAACCGGAATATAAACCGCCACGAATATGGCCACAAAAAGCAGGTATTTCATGCGCTGCCCTCCTATTGACATTTTGGTGGGTTTCGTTTATATTGAGGGTGCGGGGGTTGCCCCCCGCCCCTCTGTCTGTTACCAGTTCAGCAATTTGAGGATTGCCGCCGTAATCAGACCGGAGATTGTGCCCGCCAGGATTGTGTCCGCCAAGACCTGCAACCTGTTGGGCTGCGCCGTCGGCTTATGCCGTCGGCGTTTTTTCTTGCTCATTTTAACCACCCCTTTCCTCTTGAACTGTCTATATTATAGTCCCTTTAGGGTGCATAATCAAGTGGCGATATGCACGAAAAAAGGTGCCGCAATTTGTCTAAAATATGCACTTTACAGGGTGCATATAAAATGCTACAATGAAGCACAGAAAGGGGCGGATATTATGGCAATCAGCTACCAGGGGGCATTTGACAAAATGCAGGAAAAGGGCGTCACGACATACCGGATCCGAAAGGAAAATATACTGTCACAAAGTACCCTGCAAAAAATGAGGGACGGGAAATATGTAACGAC